CCCTATGATATTTTATACAGGCGTTCCTATGGACGGAGAAGATGAAATCAAGATAGCTCCTGACAAGCTTATAAGAAAACAAGCAGGTACAAACATAGAACAAGTAAAGATTAGTTATGACCCTAGAGGTTGGGATGCAACAGAGCATTTTAAAGAGGATATGGACGATGCTAGTGGTATAACGAAATCTCTTGAAGGTAATGTTACTGGTAAGACACTAGGAGAGGTGCTACACGCCAAGGACAGTGCTTTAAAGCGATTAAACATACCTTTAATTAATATCGCAAGGGCATTAGAAATGGACGCTTATTTAACTCTTTCTTGGGCTAATCAAGTCTATTCAGTGCCAGAGATTAAGAAGTTTACTAACGCCAAAGAATTAGCAGAATATGAAGAAGAAAACAAAGTATATGGCAATAATATTAATAAGACAGGTGGTTTATTCTCTAAGAAGATTGAGGCAGAGTTCTATAAGAGCATTGACCTAGGATTAGAAGAAGATGGAGATGGTATGCTAGTAGAAAGCCCAGACAGACGTTTCTTTAGACTAGGAGATGATAAGTTCCCAATGGAGAGTATTAAGTGGGAAGGAAAAATTAGCATTAAAGCAAAATCTATAGTATCATCTAACCCAGAGCTAGAGAGACAAAGGAAAATGGAATTATATAATATTGTCACACCTACAGTTCAGCAAATGGCAGGATTATTTTATCAACACGTTGACCCTAAGACAGGAGAAGCATATACACCAGATGGAGCAAAGGAAGTAGCACTAGCTTTATATAATCCAGTAAAAGAAATACTAGAGATACAAGATGAGAAACCAGAGAACTGGATATTTAAAGACATTATAGCTATGGCAGAAAACCCAGAGATACTAGAGCAAGAGAAAGCAGCAGAGGCAGCACAAGAAGCACAGAAGCCAGAGAATGGACTATTCGTTGACCAAAACAGTATAGGAGGAGAAGGAACTCCAAGCCCACAAGGTGTAGGAGGTTCAGTCGTAGCTCCATCAAGCATAAGTAATCCATTAAAACAAGTTGCTGGTAGTATGAAAAGTGCAGAAACTAAGGCAACACAATCATTTTAAACTATGAAGAATGAAAAACGAAAACTATTACAAGAAGTTCAATCTGATAGAGGTTGGGAAGTTCTAGAAGAATATTTAGAAGAGTATATAGAGAGGTTGAATGCTGATGATAGTATTAAGAGAGACAGTCAATTTGAAACACTATGGCAGAGAGCTTATTTAGAAGGTGGAATTAATCACTTAAGACAATTTTTTAAAGATGCCGAGACAGAGGCACGAAGATATATATGATTTCAAAATATTCAAAATTCCAAGAAGGTAAACTTAAGATAGAGGCAAACTATAATCCTAAGGTAGTTCCTTGTAAGCTTATTAGATTTACTATAGGCAAAGAGTCTGTTGAAGTAGACAGAAGCCACCTATATAACTTACTTGTATTATTTGCTGACGACGAAGAAATGGACAAGTGCTTGAATATTAAGAGTAAAAAGACTATAATGATAAGGAAGATGGTTAGAGTAAAAACCAAGAAGGCGATTAAAGCTGGTGGTGAGGTGGTATTTCCAATAGAGTATCCGCTTGGAGAAGAAGAATACGAAAAGTATATGAAAGAGAACGAGGGCAAATTACTTAAAGAAGAAGATGCTAAAAAACAATTAGAGAGTTAATTCATTAATCTTCCTGCATTCGGGAAGTAAAAAAAGGAAGTAATCATATGAATGAAAACAAAGACGAGGTAACACCTAAGAAAACACCTAAGGTAATACCTAAAGCAACAAACATTAAGTCCCTTGAAAAAGACTTTAAAGAATTTAAAGATGAAGTCAAGGAGCAAAACGATAAGGTTTTAGGACTACTTGAAAAGGTAATCAATAAAGACCCAGAGCCATCAGTCATCCCAGAGATTAAAGAAGACACTACACCAGATATTAGTGACTTGAATGAGAAGCAAGATAGTATCTTTAAACACTATTTTGACCCTATTGACGGTTTCAAGGCTTGGTACGATGTAAACAACAACATCTTTACAATAGAAGTTCCTATGGACTTATCAAACACAACACCTGCATATCAAACTCTTTATAAGCAAGACTTGAGAAGCAAGAAAGTTGATCAGAATAATATCCTTGGTAGTATGAAAGCTTGGTGTGAGCTAGTAGCGTCCAATCTAAAATATGAAAGACGAATTCGTCTTAAATAATAATTAAACAATAATCATATGAAAGAAGTAAGAACAGTGATATTGAGTGAAAACTCAAATACACAAAAAGAATTCAAAGGGGAAAAAGCTTTAGAAAATGCAGCAATATACTTTGCTAAATTAGCAGGTATTGAAATTGTGCCTAAATTTGCAGAAGAAGTTGAGGAAGAAGTTGTAGAAGAGTCTACAGAGGTTGTAGAAGACGCTCCTAAAGACGAAGTAGTAGAAGCTACTGTTTAATAATTAAATAATAAACATTATGAAATTAAAAGAATTAATTGAAGGAGTACAATCACTTAAGATTATCAGTGAGGAGAAACTTCCTATCGCAGTGAGTTTTAAAGTATCTTTATTTATAAGTAAGATTAACCCAGCTATAGATGCTTATAACAAAGAAAGAAACGGATTAATAAAAGAACTATCAACACCTGAAAAGGATAATAAAGGGAAAGAAACAGGAAACGTTAAATTTAAAGGAGAGAAAGAACTTAAAGAATTTAACGAAAAGATTGATAAGCTATTAGAAGAAGATGTGAAAGTAGAAATACCAGAGATTAAGATTGATGATTTCAAAGATGTAAGTATAGAACCAAAATATTTAGTAAACCTAACGTGGTTGATTAAAGCATAAATACATTTACAAAGACGCCTATTTTGATTTTAAGTGCTTGATATTGGCACTTAAGATTGATAGGCGTCGTTTTATGTGTCTTAGAGGGAACGCCTAGTGCGTTCCTTTTTATTTATTAAATTTTAATATATTATCTTCCTATCTTTTGGGAAGTAAAATAATAATCGTATGGAAAATAAAGAAGTAAAAAATGACATCGCAGATGATGATTTAAAAGCATTTGAAGAAGCACAAGATAAAGACGAGATAAAGACGGGTGTAGAGAGGGAAATTGATGAGAAAGAGGAAAAAGAGGAAGAGGAGTCTAAAGAGTCTGAGGAAGAAAACTTAGACGAGGACTTAGACGAGAAATCAACTGAGGATGCCTCCACTACTTCAAAGGTGGAAATTAAAGACGTTGACGGTGAAACGCCAAGAGAGAGAGGATTAAGACTTGAACTTACAAGACTTAAGAGAGAGAAAAGAGCTAGAGACGAAAAAGAGATGTTTAAAGAAGAGAAATCTACTAAGAAAAGTGACTATAACTATGATGAATTAGAGGACAAGTTCGGATATACCAAAGACCAAATTGATGGTTTAGACGAAATGTTTGATGTCATAGGAGAAAAAAAAGGCTTTATTCGTAAAGAGCAAAGCAACAAAACAATGGCACAAGAGACTTTAGTAGACTTTATTGAAGAACACCCTGAATATGCTCCTGAAAATGACAAGGACGACATATATTGGGGAAGATTTAATAATATTCTTAAAAGCGATTATAACATTAAAGGTAAAAGCTCTAGGGAACTTAAAAAAACATTTCTTAAAATAGATAGAGATGTAAAAGAGGAACTTGGAGACACTACCAAAAAGACTGAGGCTCAAAAACAAAAGATTGAAAGCGTTTCAAATGGAGCTTCAACTTCATCTAAGATTGAAAAGACTGTTAAGCCTAAAATATCCGGCAATCATCCTAACATAAACTTTAAAGGCTTTGATGAGGGAGAAGAAGAAGAATTTATAAACTAAATAATAATCATATGGCATTTACTGGATTTGAAAGAGCAGGTGGAACTTATACTGAAACAAAACCCAGAGTTATTGGTGCAGTAGCATACGCAGTTGGTGATTTACTAATGCGTTCTACTACAGCAGGAACTCTTGTTGCAGGTACAAGTTCTACTACTCCAAACTTATTTATGAATGGCGGTGGTATAGTTGCTAATGCAACTGACGGCGTTGTTACTAAAGCGGAAATAGACCCAATAAAACTTGATGTAGAATATTTTGCAGCAACTACTAACAATTCTGATGTAGCTGATAACTATATGTTAATGGCTTTAACAGACGAAAACACTGTAAACAATAGTGGAACTGATAACGTTTCTAATCCTGTATTTATGCAGACTGGCGTTGTTGGAGATGCATCTGATAAAAAGATTATCGGTGAATTCGTAGGACAAATTTCATAATTTAATTAACTAACAATAATCATATGGCAAAAGCAGTACCAATGAATGTCTTGGCATCAGCAAATGCAATAGACAAATCAGTACAAAAGTATTTCCTAAAAGAAAGTACTCCAGAGCTACAGTTGAAAAAATATTTTAACTTTAGAACTACAACTGATTACTACGAAAAAGATGCTGGTGTATCAGGACTTTCAGAAGCATCATTTACGGCAGAAAATGCAAACATAAGCAAAGACGTTCCAGTAGAAACTTATAAACAAGAATATACTCAGGAACAAGTTGATATTGAAGCTCCATTTACTTACTTAAATTGGAAATTCGCTATCAAAAAGAGAGATATTACAAGTATTACAAGTCAAATTGAAAACTCTCTTAATAGAAAGAAAGAAAGATTAACAGCAGAAAGACTTATTAATGGTTTTGACTCTACTTATAGTCATTCTGACTTACTAGGTGGAAACAGAACTATTACAATAACAGGTGGTGATAGTCTAGAAGCTTTTACAACAGCTCATACAAGAGAAGATGGTGGAGCAAATATGAATAATGTTGTTTATGACGGAACTACTTATTCTCTACCTTTCGGATATGACGGATATAAAGCTGCTATTAAAACAGCAACAGCATTCGTTGACCCTCGTGGTAATCCATACCCAGCTGATTTAGACACTTTAGTTTGTAAAAAAGGTTCAAGTGTTTACTTTAAGGCTATGGAAATCTTAAAAGCTATTAAAGATGGTAAAATCCCAGAAAGTAATGACAATGATGGAGCAGGAACACCAGTATTTAAGATTATCGCTTTAGATTATCTAACATCAGACGCATATTGGTTTATGTTTGATAGTTCAAAAGCATTAACTGATAAACAAGGTTTCCAATTCATTGAGTCAGAAGCTAACAATGTTGACGCAGTACACATCAATCCTTATACAAGAGCTTTATCTTGGTTCGGACACACATTATTCCAACTAGGACATAATGACGTTGCTCGTTGTTGGGTAGCTAGTGCAGGAGATAGTGCAACTACATAATTTAACTAAAGAATAGGCTCATAGTGGGTGAGATAATATCAATATTCTATACAACCTATTCTTATCAAATATATGACTTTATTTAACAATAACTATTCAAGTCCTAGAAATATCAACCTAAAAGACGGTATTATAAGATTTGATGTTCAGAAATCATCTAATCCTTTATCTTTAGATACAACTGGGTGGGGATTATATGTTAATGCTTCAGACCAATTAGTTTATTGGAATGGAACAGGAACAGCAATTATAGGAGCATCAGGTGGAGGTTCAACTCCTACTTGGGAAACTATCTTTGCAGCAGATAATACATTTACAATCACACCAGACGCTACTTGGACAATCGCAGGTAATAGAGCAACTGCAACAGATGTAGTAACTATTACAAATGCAATAGGTGGAAGTGGTATTTGTTTGCAAATTGACAATTCAGGAACTGGAGCAGATATTGCTGGTACAGCTGGTTGGAATATAACCAAAGCTGGTGTAATCACTTCTACTGGTTTAACCTTTGGAGGTACAAACACTATCACTTCAACAAGTGGTGATATTACTTGGACACTAGAAGACAATGATGCAACAGCATTAAAGATTGGCTCAGCAGGAGCAGCATCTATTATTAATATTATTACAACTAATGGCTCAGAAGCTTGTGTATTCGGTAATGATATGACTTTAACAGATGGTGTATTCACTGCTACAAGTACATCTAACACAGCCCCTTTATTACTTATGCAGAATGATACAATTACAACATTCGGAACTTCATCTACAGAAGATGAGGCTGCATTCGTATTAAGTTCAGATACATTAACAACTGCTACATTATTGCAACTACAATTAGACGATAGTGCCTTAGCTGGTGGTTTCTACTTGAATTGTTTTGAAACTGATGGTGGAACTGTTGAATTCTCAATAGGTGAGAATGGAGCAACAACCATTAAAGGTGCAGCAGCAGGAACTGATGCTTTAGGTATTACAGCAGGAGATTTAACATTAACAGACGGTCATATTGTAATGACAGAAGGTAATTTGACTTTAACTTTAGGAGATGCACTTCTAACAGCTGGTAATTTAACATTAACTCTAGGAGATTTAACTCTAACAGCTGGTGATATTACACTCACAAACGGTGATGTAACACTTACTGATGGAGATATTGTCTTAACTGCTAATAGTTCACTTATTACCTTTACTGGTACAGGTGCTAATGGTGGTGTTATTGGAAATCTAAAAAATGCAGCAGCTAGTACATTAAGTGGAACACAAAAAGATGTAGAGATAACTATTGGAGGAGTTTCATATTACTTCACTGTTTATCCTACAAAAGCTTAATTATAGATTTATTGAGTGATTATTTAGGGGGTGATATTTTCGCCCTCTAAGATAATTATTTAATTATATGATACAACAAAATTTAGAAGAAAGCAGAAGAATAGCCAAGGAATTAGCTATCCTGAAACAAAAGAGAGAATTACTTACTTTAAATGTTAAGGCGTTGTCTGACTCTAAAAGTGATTTAAACAAAACATCAGAGGAGTTAAAAACAAAGATATTAGAGCAAAGAGAGGAACTTACAAGCGAAAAGGTCGTAAAAACAACTGAAATTGATACATTAAACGAAAGTATTAATGACAAAATTAATGAAATGAAGGAACTAACACAGATAGAGGCATCTATAAATGCAACTATTAAAGAATTAAAAGAAAATAATGACAAAAATGTTAAAGAGAATGCTCAATGTAAAGATATGATGGGAGAAATGAAAAAAGCTTATAAAATATTTAAGATTGAGGTTGAAAAGGTAAAAGTAAAAAGCAATAATGAAATAAGAGAGCTAAAAGGAACAGAATTTAACTTAGTAGAGCATATTAATAAAAGAAACAAAGAATATAGTGTATTAAAAGATAAAATAACTAAGAGAAGCAAAGATTTCTCTATTAGAGAGAATGATTTAAAAATATACGAAAGTCGTTTAGAAAAAAGATATAAACATAAGCTAATTTAATAAATAATAATCATATGGCAGCAATTTATTCAGAACACTTACTGAAAGCAGATATAAACATATCTTCTTCAGGAGACAACACAATAATCGTAGCTCCAACAGATAGCTTTATTGCTATTGATCACATTAATTTAATTCCTACAAGTGCAGTAGATTTGCAGTTAAAAGACGGAACAACTGCTTACGGTGGAGCATATCCTTTAGACAGCAAGCAAGGATTTACTTTAGAGAACACATTGCAAATTGATAAAGGAATTATAACCCTTTCAAGAAACACTGCTTTTATAATCAATCTAGGTAGTGCAGTGCAAGTTAGTGGATTTATAAGATATAGATTGGTTGGAGCAGGAAATTAATAATTAACTCATAAATTTATGTCAAATATTTCAGTGAGTGGAGAACAATCAACAAGTAGTGAGATAATAGCTTTAGAGAATTTAACTGCTTTGGCTGTTTCTGGTGCTACACAAGCCATAAGAAAGACTGGTATTGCAACTTTTGAGAACGTAAGTATAGGAGATAGCAACGTAACAGAATTATCAGACTTATCAGATGTAGGCGATACAACACAACAAGCTAGAAGAATATTAATATCTAATGGAAACGAATTTAAAAGTAACGCAATGGATTTAGTTACAACAGATTTTGCAACTAACACAGTGGATACAGACACATCACTTACAGCTAATTCAGACACTAGGTTAGCAAGTCAAAAGGCTATTAAAGCATATGCTGATGGTTTAAGTGGTGGTGATGTAAGTGCATCTGGCTCTCCAGTAGATAATGACTTCGCTAAATTTGTAGACGGAACTGATATTGAGGGAAGAAGTTATGTGGAAGTTAAGCAAGATTTAAGCCTAGACAATGTAGAGAATACAGCTTTATCTACTTGGGCAGGTTCATCAAATATTACAACACTTGGAACAGTAGTAGGAGGAATTATCTCAACTGGTGCAGTACTCGCAGATGTTACAATGACTTTAGGTAGCGATGCAGACGGAGATGTATACTATAGAGCTAGTAATAAGCTAACACGCTTACCTAAAGGAACCGCAACTCAAGTGTTAAAAATGAATGCTGGGGCTACTGCTCCAGAATGGGCAACAGACTTATCAGGTGGAGATGTTTCTAAGGTAGGAACTCCAGTAGATAGTCAAATTGGTGTTTGGACTGGTGATGGAACTATAGAGGGAGCATCAACATTAACTTATGATGGCTCTAATTTACTACTAACAGGAGATATTGGAATAACTGGAACAAGAGTAACCAAGGGTTGGTTTACTGATTTAGAAGTTACTAATGCTATTGCAGGTTCAATTACAGGTCAATCAGCTACAGTTGCAACTATTGCTGGACTTGCTCCTAACACAGCCACTACACAAGCTACTCAAGCATCTATTA